AGAACTATTTGGGTAAATTTTTTGCCACATTTTGTAAGCCATTGAAGTACAAGCCACAGCTTTAAAAGAAGAGGAATAATTATACATACCCTGTAAAAAATTATGTGTACTATGTATGTAACTTTGATTACCAACATTTCGAAGATATTCAGTTGTTTTCTTAAGTGGAATTACTTTATTTAAAACAGACGCTGGTATATTTATTTTTTTATTTGCCCAATGTGCATATATCAATTTTAAATAAGCAGTCATATTTGGAGTTAAATTAACTTTCAACCCTTCAACCATTGAAATGAAAGAACCCATTGTTTCTGCCGCTGACCATTTAGTACAATCACCATTTACATATCTAATTTTTAAACCCTTTTCCCTGGCCAAATTATAAGATGTATTTAACATATTTTGCATATGTAATAATTTTTTATCACCAGGTACAGAGATCATTTCATTTGGACATTTAATCGATAAATTATTAAAAAATTTCTCCACTAATCTAGCACATGCCTTCGGACCAATATTTACAACATAAAATTCTCGTTTACCACCATATTGTGCTTTTATACAAATATCAGCTTCCACACTTGACTTTGTTAATAACCATTGGTAAGCCATTTCATGCACATATTCTATATTTGGGTTTTTACCTAAAATTTCAATTGTTGTTTCCCATACTTTTTGTCTAAGTTTTGTTCTATAAAATACAGAATCATTTGTAACCTTATATTTTTTTTGTAATGAATCCATTTTTTCTATAAATTTAATCTTATCTTCTTCATCTGTAATTGCCTCTAATAATAATAATTTTAATTTTTTATTTTCTTTTCGTCTTTGATCACTTTTAGATTCTTTTTCAATTTCTTCAATTTTTCTATTTTCTGAATGAATGACAGCTTTTGTACTAACAATAGCAGATAAAGGTTCATTTAACACTTGAACAAACTCCTTTTTACAATTTATTTTTAATTGTTCTATTAACAATTCAGTTCCTTTTTTAACAAAATTTGCAGAAAACCCAATTTTTTTACAATTTAAAAAATAATTATATAGTTCTTCTGGTTTGGTAATAGTACCATATCTCCAATCATCATGTGTTTCATTAAACTCATTTTGAAGTTCTAAAATTGTTTTTAATGCATTAATTTGTTCGTGAAATTCTGAAGAAGGTTCCTTTATTGTATGTACATAGATAAAAAATTTCTTCTAATAATTCCTGAGGAGAATTAATATAGAAATCAAACCATAGAGAATGAACATGTAAGTTACCACCAATACTTTCAGTAACACGTCTACCATATTTATATTCTGGTATATTTATATTAATTGAACCACCATCCAAAACCTCCTTTGTTATAATTTTTAATCTAGTCATTAATTTATTAACAATCCAAACAACAAATGGGTTATAATATGGTGGTGAAAATTTTTCTGTTAATAATTTTTGTATGTTTGTATAACTGGAAAATGAAGACATATATGCATATCTAGTATCCATTAAATATTCGGAAATTTGTTGAGTTGTACATAGACCAATCACTGTTTTAAAAGATAACATTTTCTTTGTTTTATCAAAAATTGTTTCAACGTCATCCTTCAAATTAAAAAAATAATTTACTGTTGAAGATAATGTTGTATATAAGGCATCTTTCATAAAAGTACATTTAAATAAAGGTAAACGTCTCCAGTTAGAAACATATAGATAATTTCCATTCTTATATTTATGTTTAATCATTTTTCCAAAAAAACCATCTTCATAGATCGCTTCCTCTTTTGAAGTTATAATTGCACAAAGAAAAGTCTTACCAGCCTCTGTATCCAAGTTTCTAAAACCACCATTAACACAACATAAAAAATTTGGAATTCCACAATTAAAAACTGTAAAACTTTGTGGATGAGTATTTAAAG